ATGTCGACACAAATCGCACAATCCTTCATCAAGCACTTCCAGACCGACGTGCACATGGAATACCAGCGTGTCGGATCGAAGCTGCGCAACACGGTCCGTTCGAAGAACGACATCCAGGGGTCGTCCACCACCTTCCAGAAGGTCGGCAAGGGCACGGCTTCGACCAAGGCCCGGCACGGCATGGTGCCGGTCATGAACCTCGACCATACGCCGGTCGAATGCCAGTTGCAGGACTACTACGCCGGTGACTGGGTCGATCAGCTGGACGAGATCAAGACCAACATCAACGAACGCCAAGTCATCGCCCGGGCCGGCGCCAACGCGCTGGGCCGCAAGACCGACGAGCTGGTGGTCGGCCAGTTGGACACCTCCACCAACTACGCCGGTGACGGGTCCGACGGCCTGACCAAGACGAAGGTGCTGACCGCCTTCGAAATGCTGGGCGACGCCGACGTGCCGGACGACGGCGACCGCTTCGCGGTCATCGGCTGGAAACAGTGGACGGACCTTCTGAAGATCCCCGAGTTCTCGGACATGGATTTCGTCGGCTCCGAAGACCTGCCGTGGCGCGGCATCCAGGCCAAGCGTTGGCTGGGCACCCTGTGGATTCCCCACTCGGGCCTGACCAAAACCTCCAGCGTGCGTTACTGCTACTGGTACCACAAAAGCGCCGTGGGCCACGCCGTGGGCAAGGACGTCAAGACCGACATCACCTGGCACGGCGACCGTGCATCCAATTTCGTCAACAACATGATGAGCCAGGGGGCTTGCCTGATCGATCCGACGGGCGTCGTTTCCCTGCGCTGCCTCGAAAGCTAGGAGGACCGAGATGTCATTCGTTCCCAAGGACCTGAGCGTCCTGAGCTACGCCAACGGCTTCACCCTGTGGCATTACGCGACGGTGGACGCCGCCGCGGCGATCGACACGGAAGGCTATTTCGACGACGCGTCGCACATGCTGCGCGCCGGCGACATGATCATGGCCAACGTCGACACGGACGGCGAGACGCCCGGGGCCGGCCTGTTCCTGGTCAGCTCCAACACCGGCGGGGTCGTCGACGTTGACGACCTGACCTCCGTCGGCGGCACGGACACCGACTAGTCCGCGCCACCGCCGCGACATGAAGGGGGCGTTCCGGCCAGCTGCCGGAGCGCCCCTTTTTCATGCGCGGCCATCTTTCCCGACATTTCTCAATTCCCACCAAACCGGAGCCCCTGCCATGGCGTTAAGTCAGATCGCCCTCTGTTCCCGCGCGCTGTTGAAGCTGGGCGGGACGACCATCACTTCCTTCGACGAAGGCACGGCCGAGGCCGAAATCGCGGCCAACCTGTTCCCGTCGGTGCGCGATGCGCTGCTGTCGGCCCATCCCTGGAGTTTCGCCACCGCGCAGCAGCGCCTGCCGATGCTGGCGGCGGAGCCGGTCGCCGATTTCGCCAAGGCGTTTCAACTTCCGGCCAATTTCCTGCGTGCCCTTTCCGCCGGCGGCAGCCCGCGGGGCCGCGGCCTGGAATACCGGATCGCCGAACGGCGCCTGCACGCCAACGCCGAAGACGTGGTGATGACCTTCATCTTTCGCCCGGCCGAAATCGATTTCCCGCCGTTCTTCGACCAGGCGCTGATCACCCGCCTGGCGGCCGAGTTCTGTATCCCGCTGACGGAAAGCACCAGCCGGTCCGAGGTCCTGTTCCGCCTGGCCGATCAGGAATTCCAGCGCGCCAAGACCATCGACGCGCAACAGGAGACCCCCGGCTCCATCGAGGACTATTCCCTGGTGGAGGTGCGCTCCTGATGGCCCGCCTGACGACACATAAATCGAACTTCACCGCCGGCGAGGTTTCGACCCGATTGCTCGGGCGTAGCGACCTGCGGTCCTACGCCAACGGTGCCTCGCTGCTGCGCAATCTGTTCATTCAGCCGACGGGCGGCGTCTGCCGCCGGCCAGGCACGCGGCTCGTCCGCGCGGCGCCGGGCGACGGCCGCCTGGTCGCCTTCGAATTCAATACGGAACAGATCTACCTGCTCTGCTTCACCAACGAACGCATCGACGTCTACACCGACGGCACCCGTACGGCGACCATCGAAGCCCCCTGGACCGAGGCGCAACTGGCGAAGCTTGTGTGGGTGCAGAGCGCCGATACCTTGCTGCTCGTCCACCCCGAGGCCCCACCCCGCAAGATCACCCGCACCTCCGATTCCGATTGGCAGATTTCCGATTGGGCCTATGACGAAACGGATGGCCGCATCCATCAGCCGCATCACAAATTCGCGGCAACGGACGTGACCCTCGACCCCAGCAGCACCAGCGGCACCATCACCCTGGTGGCCTCGGCGGATGTCTTCGTCGACGATCATGTCGGCACCCGGTTCCGGCTCGCCGACAAGGAGGTTGAGATCACCGCCGTCGCCTCCGCCACCTCGGCCACGGCATCGGTCAAGCAGACCTTGGCCAGCGGCGCCGCGACCAAGGATTGGGAGGAGCAAGCGTTCTCCGCCGTACGGGGCTGGCCGGGCTCGGTCACCTTCCACCAAGACCGCATGGTGATCGGCGGCTCGCGCGATTTGCCGAACCAGATATGGATGTCCAAATCGGCGGACCTCTTCAACTTCGATCTGGGCGAAGGCCTGGATGACGAAGCGATTGAGTTCGCTTTGCTGTCGGATCAGGTCAATGCCTGCTGCGCCGTGTTCTCCGGCCGCCATCTGCAGGTCTTCACCTCGGGTGCGGAGTGGATGGTAACGGGCGATCCGTTGACCCCGGCGTCGGTACAGATCAGGCGGCAGACGCGGATCGGCTCACCCGCCGACCGGTCGGTGCCGCCGCGCAACGTCGATGGCGCCACCCTGTTCACGCCGCGCACAGGGCGTGAGCTGCGCGAATTCCTGTTCACCGATGTCGAGCAGGCCTACCAGTCGCGTGACCTCGCGACCGTCGCCGAACATCTGGTCCGCGATCCCATCGACCAGGACTTCGACGCCCGGCGGCGCAACCTGCATATCGTCATGACCGACGGCACGATGGCCTCGCTGACGATCTACCGGGGCGAGGAGATCACCGGCTGGACGCTCTACGATACGCAAGGCTCTTTCCGGTCCGTCTGCGCCGTCGGCGAAGATATCTACATGCTGACGGAACGGGCCAACGGCCATTTCATCGAGATCTTCGACGACAACCTCAACCTGGATTGCGGCCTCAGTCTCAGCGATGAGGAGGCAAAGACCCAGTGGACCGGCCTTGAACATTTGGAAGGCCAGACCGTGAAGATCCTGGCCGACGGCTGGGTCCAGGTCGACCAGCAAGTCAGCGGTGGACAAATCACATTGGCCAATCCGGCGAGCGAGGTCGTCGTCGGTTTGGGCTACGCCCATGCGGTCGCCCCCCTGCCCCCCGCCGTGCACGGCGGCCAGGGGTCGAACCAGGGTGGTCGCCTGCGCCTGGTCGCCGCGACATTCCGCCTCAAGGACGCGTCGGCGCTGCGCCTGAATACCGGACGTGGTTTCGTCGATGTGCCGTTCCGCGAATTCGGCGGCAACCTTCTGGACGCGCCGCCGGCGCTCTATTCCGGCGACCGCACGGTGCGGGCCTTCGGCTGGCGCCGCGATGGAACCGAGCCGCTGTGGCGCATCGAACAGGACACGCCCCTGCCCTTCACTCTTTTGTCCGTCGTCGAAGAAGTGAACGTCAACGGATAGGTCCGGCGCCTTCGCCATTCGACGGCCTCCGCGCTCTCCCCCGAACAAGCCGATAGGAGTCACATCACATGTCTACTTTTGCCGTCGTCGCCATGACCACCGCCATGGGCATGGCGCAAAAACAAATGGAGGCCAAACGACAGGCCAAGCTCATCGAAGGTCAACGCCGCCAGCAGGTCAGCGCCATTCAAGATCAACAGGTCATTCAAGAACGCCGTCAGCGCGAGGAATTGCGCAAAGCCCAGGCAACGCAACGTGCGCGGTTCGCCGGCGGCGGCCTGAGCGCCACGACCGGTTCCGCCTCCAGCGTCCTGTCGGGGCTCGCCCGCCAGGTCGACGAAGCGATCGCCGACCAGGGAGCGTTGAACCAACTGCGCGTCGACGGCATCAATTCCAGCGCCCATGCCCAACGCAAGAGCGTGTTGGGCCAGGCACAAAGCGCCCTATTCAGCGGCGGCACCCGCATCCTGAACGCCGGCGCGCAAGCGTTCTTCGATTGATCCGCCACGCACAGCCCAGATCATGACCGACGCACCCCCCTCGACCGCGCTGCGCGCAACGTTGCGCCGCCGCCTGCCAAAACTGTTACGCAAGGCCGCGGGCGATTACGCCGCCTTCGCCGCCGACCCGCCCCCCGCTGACGCCAAAAGTTTCGCCGGTCATCAGGCTGCCTGTAAGGCCGCGCTGGCCCATCTCGACGCCGGGCTGAAATTGCTGGCCTGGGCCGAAGGCAACGACACGCGCAACGGCCCTGCAGGCGATGACTTGGCGCATATGCTCGATGCGGCCCGCGCCTCCGTCGCCGAAGCCGATACGGACGTTTCGGATGACGCCCTCGAAACCTGAGCCTGCCCGTTTCACCCCCGACCTCAAGAAAGGAGCCCCACCATGGGAGGATTCCTAGGATCTTCGCCCAAACTGCCGCCCGCCCCCGAACCGCCCCCGCCGCCGCCCGATCCGGACGAGGAGGAGCGCAAACGCCGGCTGGAGCGGTTGGAGCGCCAACGCCGAGGCCGCGCCGGGCTGATCACCACGTCACGCCGCGGCCTGTTGGACGAACGCACGGATCAGACCGGCACCGCCCAACCCCTCAAGACCAAGCTTGGAGAATGACCATGACCGAGATCACGGCGGAAGCCGTCATCCAACGATACCGGCGGGCCCGCGACCGGCGCGCGACATGGGAATCGCTGTGGCAGGAATGCTTCGATTTCGCCCTGCCCCAGCGCGAGACCGCTCTGGGCCAAGCGGGTGTCGGCGGCGCCAGCCGCAAGACCGACCGCCTGTTCGACGGCACCGCACCAGACGCCGTGGACCAGTTGGCGGCCAGTCTGCTGTCGCAGCTGACGCCACCTTGGGCCCGCTGGTTCGGCCTGACGCCGGGCAGCAAGATCGAAGAGTCCCAGCGCCCGGAGTTGTCCAAGGAATTGGAGGCGGCTGCGCAGACACTGCAGTCGCATTTCGACCGCTCCAACTTCGCCGTCGAAATGCACCAGTGCTACCTGGACCTGGTGACCGCCGGCACGGCGAGCCTGATGTTCGAGGCCGCCCCGCCGGGCGAACCCTCGGCGTTTCGCTTCACCGCCGTGCCGCTAAGCCAGGTCGCCTTCGAGGAAGACGTCTCCGGCCGCCTCGACACGACCTTCCGGGCAAGCCGCCTGACACGCGCGCAGATCGTCGACCGTTTCCCCAAGGCGAAACTGCCGGACAACCTGAAGGAACGGAAGGACGGCGAGGGCGAGCCGCCGTCGGCCGAAGTTCTGGAAGCCGTCTTTCCGGTCAAGGGCGGCTTCGACTACATCGCCCTGATCGATCCGGGCGAGGGCGGCGGGGATGCCGCGACGGTTCTTAAGACCGGTCGGTTCGACCGCTCGCCCTTCATCAATTTCCGTTGGCTCAAAGCACCGGGGGAAATCTACGGCCGCTCGCCGGTGATGAAGACCCTGCCCGATATCAAGACCGCCAACAAGGTCGTCGAACTGGTCCTGAAGAACGCCTCGATCGCCGTTACCGGCATCTGGCAGGCCGACGACGACGGTGTGCTGAACCCATCGAACATTCGCCTCACTCCCGGCACGATCATTCCGAAGGCCGTCGGCTCCGCCGGGTTGAAGCCCCTGGAAGCCCCCGGCCGGTTCGACATGTCGCAGGTCGTGCTGCAAGATTTACGGGCTGCCATTCGGCGCGCCCTGCTGGCCGACCGCCTGGGCCAAATCGAGGGCCCGCGCATGACGGCGACGGAAGTCCTGGAACGGGTCGCGGAAATCTCGCGATTGCTGGGCGCGACCTACGGGCGTCTGCAATCGGAGCTGTTGACACCCCTGGTCACGCGGGGCCTCGGCATCCTGACCCGGCGCGGCGAAATTCCGGCAATCACGATCGACGGCCAAGCCATCGACCTGGAATACAAATCGCCGCTCGCCCGTCATCAGGCACAGCAGGACGTGCAGGCGACCTTGGCTTTTCTCGACGGGCTCGCACGCCTGGGGCCCCAGGCCATCGCGATCATCGACGTGCCGCAAACGGCGCAGGTCCTGGCCAACGCCTTCGGGGTGCCGTCGAAAATCCTGAAATCACAGGACGGGGGCGGCCTGCCGGGGGTGCTCGATCCGGCGATGCTGGCACAGGCCCTGCCGCCAGAAATGTCGGGCATGCTTGATCAAATGGGTGGGCCGGACGCTCTTCCGCAACTCGCAGGGGCCGGCGGCCTCGATCCCGACATGGTGAAGGACGCCGTCACCGCCGTCGGCGATCTCTTCGCCGGAAACGCCGCAGACGGCGGAGGTGATGTCCAATGACCGCCACACCCGAGTGGCCTTGGCGGCCAGAGGACTTCACCCCGGATCGCCCGGCGACCCGGTCCATCGGATCGAGCCCGGACGAAGCGGCGGCGCTTGCCGCCCGGTGCTTTCGGGGCGCGGACGGCGCGGCGCTGCTCGCCTATCTGAAAGCCCTGACCTTGGACCGCGCCCTCGGCCCCGACGCCGAAGACGCGGCGCTGCGCCATCTCGAAGGCCAACGCCATCTCGTCCGCCATATCTGCACCTTGATCGAGATGGGTCAGAACGGCCCCGGCGCGATCCCCACCCCCCGTACCGACCTTGAAGGAGACGACGCATGACCGATGCCCAATCCCTGCTTGAACCCGAAACGCCGGAGACCGAAGCCGAGGCGCCGGCACCGGACGCGCTTTCCCTTGATGCACCGGAGACCGCGCCCGGCGTGCCGGACTATCTGCCACCCAAGTTCTGGGATGCCGAAACCGGCGCCGTCCGCATCGAGGAATTGGCCAAATCCTACAGCGCCCTGGAACGGCGGCTGGGTGCCGCGGGCGGCGACACGGTGCCCGACGATCCCGCGGGCTATCGGATCGAGCCCGCCATGGAAGGCCTGGAGCCCGACCCGGAAATCAACGCGCGGCTGATGGAATCCGGCTTCACCCAGGAACAGGCGCAACTGGTCTATGACCTGGCGGCGGAGAAGCTCGCCCCTCTGGTCCAGGAACTTGCGGGCGAGACCGTGCGCAACGATCACCGCCGCCGCTTGGCCGATCATTTCGGCGGCGGCGAGCGGTGGAACGCGCTGTCGCAGCAGATCGAAACCTGGGGCCGGGCCAATCTGCCGGATCCGGTGTTCGATGCGTTGACGACATCCTATGACGGGGTGCTGACCCTGCATCGGATGATGACCGACGGCGAACCGGAAATGATTTCCGGCGCCGAGCCCGCCCCCCGCGGCCGCAGCGAGGGACAGCTTCGCAAGATGATGGAAGACCCGCGCTACTGGCGCGACCACGATCCCGCCTTCGCAGCGCAAATCCGCAAGGGCTTCGAAGCCCTCTATCCGGACGAAGGCTAGAGATCCCGACGAGGGGTCAGAGCGCGTTCGTCCCTTCCGCGGCTCCCCCTCATTCTCGGGACGGGGCGCCGGCCGCCTTCTGCTTCTCGGGCGCCGGCGCCCCTTTTTCACTTCTTTATATGTATCAAGGAGACTTCCCATGGGCGGCACCTCCGGCGGGCCCCAGGCCCTGCCCTCTCCCCCCGCATCCGGCACCGAAGGCGCCGCGGCTGGCTCTCCGTCCGGGGGCACAGCGGACGTCGATGACGGCGGCCTTTACGGCGATCCGATCGGCCCAGGCAGTGGCACAGCGGACCTGGCCGCCCCGTTGCCGCCGTCGTTCCTGACCGACGGCGTCGGTCTGGGCCAGCCCAACCTGCCGGACGACGTGTTTTTCTCGTCCAGCCTGATGGCCGAGAACGGCATTCTCGATGCCCCGACTTTTGTCGCCACGCCCGAATACTTGGGCGGCCTGAGAACCGCGCAGGAAATGTTGGGAACCAAACCCGACGGCTTCGCCCTGAAGGGCGGCGAGACGGATCAGGCCGCCCTGCAGGGGGCCCGCAACGGCGCGGTCAAGCTGCCCGCCACCTTCGGACCCCCAACCGGCCTGGACGCCGCCCTGCCCAAGACGTCCTCCGGCCCCACCGTCGCCGACGACGTCTCGACCCCCGGCCGCAGCATGACGCAGCAGGTCGCGACCGTGCGCAAGATGAAGGCCGAGGAAGCATCAACCAAACTGGCGGCCGCCAAGCCCGTCGGCCCGCGCCTTTCCGATCCCATGGATTTGGTGGGCAAGGCGCCCGCCCCCCAAATTACAGCGCCCGAGATCGCCACGCCTAGGATTGACCCGGTCAAGGCAGCGAGCGAACTCCGCCATATCGCGACCTACAAGCCGGGCCGGTTCGAACGCAACAACGCGGGCACCCCGACCCTGCAGGGAGAACCCCTCGACACCGCCAAGGCGGAATTGATGGAGCACGCCCTGAAGGCCCGCGACGCCAACGACCTGGACGCCTTCGAGGCGATGCTCAAACGCCGGGACAACAGCCTGACCGGACCGGAGAAAGATTTCCTGCGCGGTGTCGCCGAAAACCGCTTCGAGAACACGTCCGACCGCGAGTTCGACGCCCTTACCGCCGAAGGCCTGAAAACCATGGGCGTTGCCGCCACGACCAGCGACGGTGAAATGCCGGAGGGTGCCGCCTCGGCTGCCACCGCCGACCCGATCAATCCCATGGACGGATCGGATGGCCTGCACCACCGGGAACTGGAGACCCGCAATACGGGTCAAGGCATCATTGCCGACCTGCGCGCGGCGCAGGACCGCGACCGCCCCGCGACGAAGGATGAGATCGCCGCCCTGGACCGCCGCATCGAAGCCGCCTATCCCCATGACGCGGACATGCAGGATCGCATGAAGGCTCTGGCCCGGGCCGAGGCGGGGCCGTCCAAACGTGGCGGCGACATCCCCGCCAACGCCAAGGAACGAAGCGCCACCCTCGATCGCCTGGCCGAGCAGGCAAACGATCCGGCCCGCCTGAAGGCGCAGCGGGAAACCCAAGCCTACATGGACAAACAGCCCCCGGAAGCGCGGGAGCGGAACTACGTCAAGCGCGGGGAGATCCGCGAACGCATGGAAAGCCACGCCGCCGCCGCCCTTGGAATCTCGGCCCGGATGGAGGAGCAGCGCAAAATCGTCGAAACCCAACAGCCCTTGGCCAAGGCCGGTGACGCCAACGCCAAACGCCTGGTCAACGATGCGACGGCGCGCCTTGGCCGCCTGAATACGGCCCTGGAGGCCCAAGCCGACGAAATCGCAAAATCAGGCGCCGAACTCGCGGGCCTGCCGACCCATCCCCATCCGGACCTGGACAAGCGCGGCGCCGATATTCAGGAGGCGACGGAGATGCGCGCCCGCACGCAACGCGAATTGAAAATCGACGCGGGCCTTACGGCCGGCACCCTGGGCGCCGCCACACTTGCCAAGGCGGGCAAGAAGGGGGTGGCCCTTGTGCTCGGGCGGGGTGTCACCGCCGGTCAGGCGGCGACCAACTTCGCGCGCGGCTTCAACCGTGAAATCGCCAAGGCGGCGGGCAAATCCGGCATCGACATGTCGGACGCCGCCGCCGTCGCCCGCTGGGCCAAGGTCAACCCGCAGATCGCCCGTCAGGCCACCGCCAAGGCCCTGGGCGACGCCGCCACGGGCGTGATCAGCGATCATGCCGCCGGCAAACTGGCGGAGAAAGTGAACGTGGGGCCAATAGGCGAAGAACTGCTCAGCAAAGGGATAGAAGCCGCCTTTGAAGCTTCAAGAAGGGAGAAAAAATAACGCTATCGGTTGGCCTGGGATGGGCAGTCTGCCCAGTCGTCCTGTCGCTTCTGGGCCAACGTCAGGTCGGCATCCGAAATAAACGGGAGGAAGGTTTGATACCCTGCCTCCGCTTCTTTATCGCCGTTTCTTTCGGCCCGATAAAACCAAATGAACGCTCTGATTGGGTCTTTTTTTATCCCATACCCTGCCATGTAAAAACGCCCAATGCTGAATTGCGAGACTGGATCCCCCTTGCAAGCGGCTTCAAGATACAGATCCGCGGCTCGCTTAAAGTCCCTCTCTACGATCTCACCGGCATCATATAGTCGCGCCAAATTGTACGTTGCGGAAACGTGGCTGCTTTTATGCGCTTTGCCATACCAATAGACGGCCTGTTTCCCGTCCGGCGCCGTACCTTCACCTACATCATAAAGCCGCCCGACCCGGAACTGCGCCTCGGGATCTCCAGCCGCCGCCAAGGGCAGCCACGCCTGCATGGCGGCCTTGAAGGCTCCTTGTTCATAGGCGGTTAGCCCGGCCTGGAAGTCTGCACGGGCAACCGGCGCGCCGAACAACACAAGGATCAAACAGGGCAACCATAAGTATTTCATGCGGCCAACCTACCACCGAGCCGACGAAGGACAAAGGGCGCGGATTCAACCGCGAAATCGCCAAGGCGGCGGGCAAGTCCGGCGTCGACATGTCGGACGCCGCCGCCGTCGCCCGCTGGGCCAAGGCCAACCCGCAGATCGCCCGCCAGGCGACGGCCAAGGCGCTCGGCGACGCCGCCACGGGCGTGATCAGCGACCATGCCGCCGGGAAACTGGCGGAGAAGTTCGATGTCGGACCGATAGGCGAAGAAACAATGGCCAAAGGAATAGAAGCAGGAACGAAATTCATCAGAGGAAATCGGGACTAG